ATCATCTTTATCACCTTGAATATCAATAATGATAGCATTACGTTTTATGTTATTCATCATTTGAAATAACTCCTTTACTTCTTGTAAAGTAGTTTCCCATGTTTCTTCTGTATCATATGTTACTTCAATTTTCACTATTTTCTTTTTCATTGTCTTCACCTTGTATAAAAATCTCCCACGATGTTTTCCTATCCGTATGCATATTCTATTTAGGAATTGACCTAAACTAATATTACTAGGAGTATAGGCAGTGCCGTG